GTTTTTTTGTCACATTTTTTGTCAGATGGTGACCCTTTGACAGTGGGATGGTAAAATAAAATTTGAAATTAGAAGTATTTCCTAAATGATTCTCGTCTTCCCGCATTCCTAGCTATTAAATTTCTCAGGGGAGGGAAGCCTTGGAGCATTTCTTCCATCGTAATTGACGATTTACGCATCAACTTAGTTATATCCTTCTGACTATTGTGAATTGACATTTCTAACATTCTCTCATGCATCATCCGAGCAATAATCTCCCAATTATCTGACCCACCCAAGTTGTCCACTAGCTGAGAATAAAGGTGTTGAAGAAAATTATAAGCGACCAAATTTGTTCCCATCGTATCATACGCATTTCCAATTGTTGACATTATCTGATCTATCAGTGTTCGATCTTCTGATGTTCCAAATGCTACTCTATGTAAATATGTATCCAATGGTCTAAATGGAACAACTGAGGGCATATCCACATGGTCCATCTTCATGTAGGATGGAGTCTTGATCAAGTATTTTTTTAAAAAGACGATTCCCTTTGTTTTCAAACCACCATAATTATCTAATTCGCTCAAAGGAGTAACATTTTCTCGAACATCTCGGGACAATAAGTCACAAAATTCTGCTAAAAAATCCACAAAAGCTTGTTCACCTAGAACTTTTGACAATCCCTTGACTGTACGAGTAATATGATCGTCTCCATAAACTACTATATTTTGCCACCCTTTCTTACAACACATATCAATTACTTGACGAAGATGAGGGTTCTTTTCCCAGACATATTGTACAAATAAGTTAAATAGTAGCAACATTATCCAGGAATCACCATGACTTGTCTCATAAGATCCAGATGGCATTTGTCCCATCACGACTCTCCACTCATCGCCAAAAAAATGCGTTATTCTAGCGGATATCGCCTCTAGGCAGTGCGTTACCATTATTCTGTAAGTCTGTTTGTCATTCATATCTTTGAATTTATAGTAACGTCCTCCGGTAATTGTATAAAGTTCCATAAAGAACCTCTTAATTCCCATATCCAACCCAGTGATGTCTCCATCACCTATTACCGGTCGAAAGAATTCTCCAAATTCTTTCACAATTGCATCAATTTGTTCGTCTGTAATTTGAAGATATTCCATCAATCTTTGACCACCACTTCCCCACCAAGAGTCACCAACACGAATTGGTCCATCTCGTTCAATTCCTTGCCTATGTTTTTGAACGTGAGCAACCAACATATAATCCGTTGCAAAAGGAATAACATAATTTCGAAATTTTAACTTCAATTCTTCTAACATCTTCTCGAATTTAATTAATTCATCTCTACATCGATACTTTGATTCATTATATTCGCAGTAAAGCCGCTCGACCTTTTCGTGGATAGAATAATCATTAACGGCCTCCATTTTCTGAACAATTACATAAGCCATATCATTACGCTTAACTTTAATTCCTTTTTTTGCACCTTCAAGCGTTTCAAGATAATCTCTCTTGGCATATTCCATTTGATCAATTTTCTTTCCTGCGACAGTATGAGCGATGTAGTTACCATCATCTTGAAGGACACGTCTACTAATTCCTGCCCTACATCCAGCAGAAGACATTGATGGGATTCCCGAAAACACATCATGATCGGGATCATATTGGTATTGCCCGATATGCTTATCCACGTTCATCATTGCATACATTCTATCCATTGCCTTCTTCATTATTGGGGCCAATGCTCGCAACTTTTTATTTAATTCATTAGTAGGTTGATCGAACTTACGCAATCCGTGAATTAGTTTTGTTTTATAAAGATCTTCCAATGTAGAACGTTGATATTGGCCATATCGCCCGCCGGTCATAACTCGATTAAATGAGGACATTTTCCGACAAATTTGGGCCCTAAGAGTTAAATGTTTAAGATTATTCTCAACAAATTCCCAATCGGAACCAGCTGAATTGAGAATTTTGGAGACCTTAAAGACGCCCATATCCTCCAACATTGAAATTGTAGGTCGCATACCAAATTTTGAAAATACAAAACAATCCCACAATTTTAGACCACGAGCAATAACTGGACCTGGATTAACTAAGTTTTGTGACCGTGTACCAGAATTTTTTTTGAAGTAAGGAGGAATTTTAATCATATTTGAGAAAACTTGACTACTGAAGCAAATTTTAACATACTCCCAATCTATTCGTTTACTTATTGGTACTATTCTACCACTAACGAGTCCCCATGTAGAAGAAATATGCGCCAGGCCTCTAATTATCATTGCTACCATTGTTTGACGAGTTTGATATTCAGATCTCTTAACAGTATAAGCGTAATTATCAAATATTGGGTCTAACAATTTAAATTCTAGATTACACTCGCAAGCATTATGGTCTCTACATTCAATGTTCGACCAAGTCATTTTAACGCGTTTAGACATCTGATTAAGATAAAAAAGGAATTTTAGTATTGCGTGCTCGGATGTCAATTTTCGTACTATGTGCACCGTAATGTATACGTCGTCAGAAAGTGACGACACTAATACTCTCGTAATTAAGACGGGCGTCTAACAAC